CTTCCGCATGGTTTTCCGGTTTTAACATCTGTCCATTCCTCTCCAAACCATTTTCCAAGCCCACCTTTACTGCTAGCCACGTTTCTTTACTCTATTATCTTTTCCGCTCCATGTGCCGCCCATTTTTTTGTATTCTTTAGAAGCCCAAGCGTTAGCGTAAGCAGAGGGATAAACTTTAAATTTCTTTTTTGCTTTTGCTTTAGCAGCAGACCATTTAGAGGGGCTACTTGGTTTAGGTTTAGAAGCCATTATTTCCTCTTTTTCTTTTTAGCATCTTTAGCTAATTTTTTTAAAACATTGGATTGTTTTTTATGCATATTAGATGCTTTAGTTAATTCTTTAGAAACTTTTTTAATTTTCTTTAACATTTCCACCTACGCCTTGCTTGCCTTATTCTTGAGTTAGGATCATTACGAGTTTTTGCGCTTGATCTTTTTAATTGTCCAGCTGATCTAGCGCAATAAGACTTTCTTCTTTTAGCGTCTTTTGATCCTTTTTTTGGGTTTCCTGTTACAGCTGTTTTAAGTTTTGAGCCAGGGTTTGCTTTTCTATGAGCGGCAACACCTTTTTTTGTCATTCCTGCGCCAGACTTAGTAGGCCTATAATTAGCGCCTTTACCTTTAGTTGTTTTAGGTATTGCCTTTTGTCTGCTCATTTAATTGAAGCAACAACTTCGTTGCCCTCCCAATTGATTCTAAGTTCGACATCTCGTTTTTCACAGGCGTATCTTGTATTCCCGTCTAAGTTATCCTTCCAACCATTTCTTTTTAGTGTTCGCTTCATCTGCAAACATCCTGCCATTCCCATGCGCTCCCACCCACTACCTGTTTCGTGGTGTCCCATGAACTCAATAACAGAACCGTTTAAATAAAGCACAAGAACAATCATACTTAGTTGCATTAATGTACTCCATTGCTTGCCTTCATTTCTGAAGTCTTATCTTTTAAGGTTTCCACATGACGTTCAAGATTCTCAATACGCTGTTTAAAGAAGTCTAAAGTCAACGCTTGCTGTTGATCGTATGGAGCCTTACCTGTTTCTATAATGCCTTGTAACTTATCAAACTCGGAGGCCAGATGTTCTAACAACATGAACTGTTCAGCGTCCGCAGGGAGCGCCCCTAACTCGCCCCGAGGCCACTTGATTCTAAAGTTTTCGTTCTGTTCTACTGACTTCTGCATTAAAATCTGGTTAGTCTCAAGGACGTTGAGCCTTTCCTGTAGACCAAACCAAGCCCATGTACCTACAGCCACAGCACTAGCCAAGCCTATAAGATTTCTTAGCGGAAGACCTACGCTAGTTCTGTCAGATACTTCTAGATCGCTCATTTGTTAAGTAACCTTTGCTCAAGCGTATCTATACGATCAAGGATTCTATCTATATGAGTGTCTAGTTCCTGCCTGCTAACTGTCTGAGTAGCTAGGTCTGTAACTCTAGCGTGTAATCTGTCTATCTGTGAAAATATTCTTTTAACTAACCATCCACCAAGGAATAGGATTACGCCAATAAGAGCATCTACCATGATGGATGGCTCCATTACAGTTCGTCCGCAAACATTGGATTAGGGTTTACGGAAAACGCCATGCCACTAGGCGATTTACCCGACCAGATTATGCAGGCCTGCTCTCTATCTTTACTTCTCTTTGATACAACCAGACTTGATGCAGTCATTTCTTTGTTGACAAAGTATATTAAAGTATGGGAATTGGTAGGTTCTTCTTTAAGGTAGCCCATCATAACAGGGTACTCTTTGAATTCTGCCGCAAGTACGTTCATTAAAAAGTCAAACGAATCAGCACAAAACAACTGCATCTGCACCATTACAGGCTTGATGCCTACAGGTGGGCTTTGCGCGATAACAGGAGACGCAACTAATGCTAATAATACTAATAATTTTTTCATAGCTCATTCTCGCAATATCCAGCAACCCAATATTCGGGTTGAACATATGGAAATGCTCCATAAGGAAATGCCCTTGGTTGTTTTTCATAGAACTTTTTAGAGTTCGTCATTTGATAAGCTACGCGCCTAGGACGATATGTTTTTCTTCCTACTCTTCTAGTTCTTGCCATTAATACACTGCCTCTGCTTCTGGTTCCAATTGCCTATAAGACCTTATAATTGGAGGAGTAGCATCTATATCATATATTCTAGATAAAGCATCTAAAAAGTCTGGGTGAATGGTAGGGAAAAGATTGTATTCGTTATCTTTTACCCACTTCGTTAAGTCATAAAGCCTATCGTTTTCATCTTTGCACATAATTTTTTTGGATATAAGGAACTCTTGTTTTCTGTCAACAAGTTCCATTTGCAAAGATGTAAGCATCTTTTTATCTGTCGGGTATGGCCAAAAGAAAGAACCATCTTTTAAGTCTGGTTCTAGTCTTTGTATCCTATCTTTTTTAGACTGCGAGCCTCCGCCGCCTACCCAGTTTAATTCGTATATAGGAAAGTTGCTACCCTCTATACGCATCATCTCTTGGAAATGCTCTATGTCGCTTTGAGCACCGTACCGTTCATAACCAACTTTTACTTCCCTAACACCAGGTGCTCGCTTCCATTTAGATCGTAACTTTTTTAGATGATCCCATCTTTCAGAAAGGCTAAGTCTATGACAAACCCCATCAAGCAAAAACTTATTATAGTTAGCATCTACGCCAACTACACACATCGCGGTTCTGTTAGACTCTTTCTTTTTAGAGCTGGCAGGATCGACCATAATGTACACATTCATTGTGTAAGGCCTAACCTCCCATTCCCTCCACCACTCATCTTTAAATGCTACATCGCTACCAGCTATTGGATTTAAAAGTTGCTGACAAGCTACTGTATATGTAGAGGTTGTTTTTTTAATTTCTTCCCAGCGTTCCTCTTCAAGAAATACTGGCATACCGTCCATCTGCCCATTGTGTGTAGCAGTATGTATTCTAGGCTTTACGGCTGCTCTTTGTAGAATGGTTCCGTATGTGTCACCATAAGAATACCTAGTTCCTGCGTATTGATACCTAGGATTATGTGTAGACCCAAGGTTAAGAGACAGCTCCCATTGTGTTGTTGTCTTTGCAATTTGCTCTGGAGTCGATACGCTTTCCTGAACAACAACATCATCGTAAACAATAAGGCTAAAGTGTCTACCTGTAGGCTGACCGTCTACTAATCCATGAGCTTCAACTGTTTGCTCTTTTGGATTAGACTTTCTTTTTACACATAAGCCTTCGTTTTCAGCCCACTTAGGCGCGTATTGTTTTGGCTTCTCAAATAGTATATCAGGATACAATCCTTGCAGTTTCTCGTTAGATTCAAGCTCCTGCATTATCTGCCTAAGAAAAGGTTTTGCCTGCTTAGCAGAATAAGATAGTATACCTATAGTTATATCTGGATTGCATAATATTTCTTGTACGCATCCAAGAAAAGTTATTATAGTACTTTTATAGTGAAAACGTGCCCATAGGTCGAGT